TAGCTGGCAAGTGCCTGGTATGTGGTTCCATACTTCGCCGCAATGCTGGAAAGCGTGTCACCGCTCCGCACCGTGTATGTCTGGCCCCCGGATGTACCGCCGCTGCTGCCGGATGTGCTGCCAGGGATGCGGATTACCTGGCCCACGTTTATTCTGTTCGGGTCCGCAATCCCGTTATAGCTGGCAAGTGCCTGGTATGTGGTTCCATACTTCGCCGCAATGCTGGAAAGCGTGTCACCGCTCCGCACCGTGTATGTCTGGCCCCCGGATGTACCGCCGCTGCTGCCGGATGTGCTGCCGCCCTGGCCGTACCGCAACACGCACCCCCATGGATAGTTATAATAGGACCGTGTGCAAATCTCTTTCCCGGTCTGGTCACCACTTGCGCCGCCCACGGCAGTTCCTTTTTCATTGATTGATGCATGTACAATGGTTCCGGCTCCATCCGTGACCACCAGGGCCGTGTGATGCGTTTCGTTCAGAAGTACATCACCTTTCTTCATTCCTGCCCCTGTTGACAGGTTCACGCTACTTGTTACATCTTTGAAACCATTATTCAGAAACGCCCGTTTCATGTTCCCTGTATAGGTTGCGCCACCCTTTGATTTTACCGGAACCCCTGCACGTTCATAAGCCGAGATAACTAATGAACTGCAATCATAATCCGGCCCCCAGCGGTTTGACTGGTCATAACCATGGCTGTTGTCATTTGCAATTCCTACCATCCATTGAACTGCTGTGTCAATTACTCCCATCTTATTTCCTCCATTTCCCGCCGTGAAGTTCAAGGCGTTTGCTTTGTTATACACATTGTTTCTTCTGCTGCTGTAACGGCCCATCACCCTATCCGCAAGGGCGGCAGCATGGATGCTGGAAAGTGTGACCGTTCCCGCCGCTGCTGCCACTCTCTTTGACGCTCCGGCCCCTCCCTGGTTTTCCAGGTCCGCAAAGTATACAAGCGCTTTCGGGTCTTCAATCCCCAGTTTAATTCCATGGTCCACATACGCTGCCACATCAGCTTCCGCCAGGTCATCTTGTGCCGCTTTCCCGGATGCCGTGGTTAAAAGAGCGCTTATAACCGTTTTTTCCGCCGCTGTCACGGTCCTGGTTCCCCAGTCTGCCACCGTTGTGATTTCACGATAAAGGGCAGCCCCCAGAATGGTTGCTGCCCTGCTCTCCATCTTGCATATTGTTTTCAGAAGGTTCAGTGCCCGTGTTCCGTGCCACTGCACCTTTCCCACGCTCACTGCTCCGTTGTCATCAGCATTTACAGAACCGTAATTTCCTTCATTTGCAAAAATGATGTTCTGCGCTGCTGCCACAATTTCTTTCTTTAATTGTTCAGTCATGCTTCCTCCTTACTGCGAACTTAAATTCGCTATATCTGACATTGACAGGCTCACGCCCAGTTCTGGTTCCTCTTTTCGGATTTTCAAGAGATTTTCAGCTTTCGACTTCCAGCAGTAGAACGCTACCGCAATGACGGACACGCCACCTACAAATGTCAAAAGCGTGGCAAGCTGGTAAAAGTCTTTACATATCACCACCCATACCCCCAGGGCAAATGCAGCATAGTAGGTGACCATGATAGAAAAGACAATTATTTTTGTTGCCTGCAATTTCTTTTCTGGATGCCGTTTCCTCTCTATCCTCCGCCTTCTCCTGGCTTTGTTTATGTTTCTGGCATTCGCCAGGACCATGAAGAAGGCGCACGTTATGACCCCGGCCAGAAATATGATAACTTTCATAATGTGTCAATCCTCCGTTTCTTCGTCTTCCCGCACCACAAGAAAGCTGTTTTTTTCCAGGCAACGTTGATATATTTTTTCGATATACTCATACGCCAGTTTTACTTGCCCGTTTTCCAGGTTTCGTTCTCTCACATACTGCAAATAGTCATCATGCACTTTGATGATATGGTCAAATTCTTCCTTCGTGTGCTTCCTGCGGTTCATGGCACTATTGGCAAAATCAAGTATTTCCGTGCGCTGGCTGTCAACCTTATGGGTTTCAAAGTCTTTTGCCAGCTTTTCAAAATCCTGCTGCAATTCCTTATTCATCTGTTTTCCTACCCATCCCAGCAGCCAGCGCACGGGCTGAAATTTAATTCCCGGTGTCATGTCAATTACTATTCCTATTCCTGCCAGCCACATCAAGGCAGTTTTTAGCAGTTCCACCAGTTCATCCGGCCCCATTCCTGCACCCCCTTCCTTAAATTTTGGCATACAAAAGGCAGCGCATATTCTGCGCTGCCTGGCATCATAATTATTGTGTTTCTGTGGTTGCTCGTTGAAGGAAAAACCATCCTTCATATTCTTCACTGCTTCCGTACTCTCCAAAAATCGTTCTTTTCAGACTGTAACTGTCGCAATGCTTTAAAATCCCCAGGTATGAACTAATGGTTTGCTTTGCTTCTTCCACCGTTACTTCTCCGGCTGCGTATTCCTTTTGCAGCTTTTTCAGATTGCGTTTCATCTTTAGGGCTGTACTCTTTCGCAATTTAATGTGTGTGTTCCAAATCTTATACCCGCAAAATTCAACGCCCAGTGTAATAGGCCGGATGCAAGTTTTTTCATTCAAATCCAACTGCAATTTTTCTTTCAAAAAGGTATCAATAATTCTTTTCCATTCGTGAAGCTGGTCCTTGTCTTGATGCAGGATTATAACATCATCCATGTATCTGACATAGAAATGTATTCCCAACGTTCTTTTGCAATACTGGTCCAGTTCATTCAAATACAGGTTAGCAAACATCTGGCTGCTTAGATTTCCCACTGGCATACCTTTTTCACTCACCCGGTCTGACCGTTTCACTTCTCCAGGACTTTTCCCAGGCGGCAATCCGAAATTCGTTTCGCTGCTGTTTACTATCTTATCAAGAAGAAAAATCATGTCATCATCATGGATTTTCCGTTTCAGTATTCCCATTAACACATCATGGTCAATCCTGTAAAAATATTTGCTAATATCCAGCTTCAAGAAATAATACTTTTCCGGCTTCTTCCCTACCTGGCGCAACCAATAATGCAGGCGCTTCACGGCCTTATGCGTTCCTCTCTCTTTTATACATGCATAACTATCCGTGATATAGCCTTGCGCAAATACCGGGTTTAAAACCTGGTAAATGGCCCATTGCACCACCCTGTCTTTAAAAGGCTGCGCCATTACCAACCGCTTTTTCGGTTCGTATATATAAAATTCTCTATACTTTCCAAGCGTGTAGGTCCTGTCAATCAATTCTTTTTGCAGCTTCACCAGGTTATCTTCCAAGTGTGCGGAGAAGTTCAGCACTTCATATCTGTACCGTTTGCAAAGCCTGGCATTAAGGTAAGCCCGGTACAAATTATCATAGTCAACCACCTGTTCAAATACATTTTTTAGTGTCTTCATAGCTTTCCTTTAATGTTGCTTTCACGTTTTTCGCTTTCGTTACTCAAGGCTTCACAACCATTTATTTTTCTGCCCTTTGGCAAGGAAATAAACCCCTTTATCCTCCTGCACTGGCCCGGACCCCGCAAGGCCCTGGCATCTGGCTTGAAGGTAGAGCGGAACGGAAACCCCGGCCACCATCACCATAGGAACGGGGGTTATTGATATTAACTGCGAACACGCCCGCACCGGAACCATCCCAATAACTGCCACCGAGAAAAGGCAACTGCGGTTTATTCCCTAATTATTAGGCAAGGAAGTAGGTTCCTTTATCCTCCCGCACTGGCCCTGGCCCCGTAAGGCCCTGGCATCCGGCTTGAAGGTAGAGCGGAACGGAAACCTATGTTAGTACCGGAATTGGAACGGGGGTTATTCAAATTCATGGCGAACACGCCCGCACCGGAACCATTATTCCAGTTGCCACCGAGAAAAGGCAACTGCAACCCACTCCCTGTTCTTTTTTTCTGATTGTGTTTAGCGGTTTATCGCGGCTTCCACAAGTATTCATTTTTCTGCCTATTGGCAAGGAAATAAATTCCTTTATCCTCCCGCACTGACCCTGGCCCCGCAAGGCCCTGGCATCTGGCTTGAAGGTAGAGCGGAACGGAAACCTATGTTACTGTTAATGTTGGAACGGGGGTTATTCAAATTCATGGCGAACACGCCCGCACGCACATCGTTACCGTAACTGCCACCGAGAAAAGGCAACTTCAACTTGTTCCCTAATATGTGTTTAGCGGTTTATTACAGCTTCCACATTCATTCATTTTTTTGCCTTTCGGCAGGGAAATAAATTCCTTTATCCTCCTGCGCTGACCCGGACCCCGCAAGGCCCTGGCATCTGGCTTGAAGGTAGAGCGGAACGGAAACCTCTGCCGGAATTGACGTTGGAACGGGGTTCGTTAATATTGAGGGCGAACACGCCCGCACCGGAACCATTCCAATAACTGCCACCGAGAAAAGGCAACTGTAATCTATTCCCCTTTTTTCCTCTTTCTTTGGCACTTATAGCATAGTGCCTGGCCGTATCTTTGTTCTGAAAAATCCTTAATTTTCTTTGTGATAGTGTCAGAACATTCACTACACTGGTATGTTTCTTCTGGTCCATCTGCTTTTACCGGAACTTCGGCATCATCCTGGGTCAATGTCTTTTCACGTGTGGCCTTAATCCATCCGCCCACCATTTTCCCGACTTCAACCGTCATTTTTGACCATACTTCATATTTTTTGGGTGGTAAATATCCCAGTTCATGTGCCATTCTGATATAAACTTTCAGTGCTGCCACTTCAATATCCAATTCCTGCAATGTGGTTTTTTTGGTATATTTCTTATTTGCGGCTATGATATATCGCATGATGTTATCCAGGCATCTTTTCATGTCCTGGGCCAGTGAAAATTTTTGTGCCTTCGGAAATTGTTCGATTGCCGGGTATGCATACATTATCATGTCATACACCTTTTGTTGTATTATCAGTTCTTCTTTCTTCGGGCTTTCGCTTTCACTCATTTGTCTTTTTTCATCCCTTCTTCCCGGTTTGAAGTGATTGAAATTATACCACGTTTTTCCTTTCCGGTACAGTGCAAAATCTGAAAATTGAAGCGACCCTGGCCCGCAAAGCGGACCAGGGAAAAATCGCTGCTATCGCAGCGAAAGCAGAACACACGTTCCAGATTACAGATTTACAAAAGCGGAACGGAAACCTCTGCCGGAATTGACGT